GTGTACACTGCTAACTATCAAAGTCAATTAATTAACGGCGAATCTAATGTAAATGCAAGTAGTCTTAATGCAATACCATTGCGAACTGGTTATACTGGATTTTTAGTAGGTGACGGTTATCCGTATAATGGCTATGTATTTGGTCAGGGAATTGAGTTTCCTACCAGCGTAGCAAAAGATGATTTCTTTTTAAGATTAGATTTTGTTCCAAATCGATTATTTAGATTTGACGGCCGTAAATGGCATAAAGTAGAAGATGCAGTCAGAATGACATTAACTAACACTGATACTAGACACACTAGACGAGTTAGCTTTATTAATAACAGCAAATTTACATATAATGATGAAATTGCAACTGATTACGTAAGAGTAGCTGTTGGTGCAATTTTACTTGATACTAATATTGATTTTGAAATAACTGCACCATACATTGTATTAAAATTTGATACTACTAGATTAGAGTTTGTAGTTAATGATTTTGAAAATTTATTAGAATCGTACGATGTAAACGGTGTTGCTAAAATTAGAATTAATTTACCAGAAGTTGATAATTTGCAAGTAACAATTCCGTACGACGGCGCGTGGCGAGTTAGTTTATTTACTTACAGAGAGGCTGAACGTCAAGGCATATCTAAAGTACTTAAACCTCGTGCTGATTTTTAATTTCATAAGAAGTGCAGTACTAAATACTGAAATAGGAGAAAGTAATGCAACATTTTTATGACGGTGCTATACGTAGATATATCACTCAAACAATTAGGCTTTTTAGTGAATTCTCAGTGCGATATGGCGATGGAACATTACATCGAGTACCAGTAGCATACGGTGATGCTGACAGACAGGCTACTAGTATTATTCGACAAAATTCTGAAAATACAATTAACTCAGTTCCAAAAATAAGCGTGTATATACATAGTTTAGACTTAGACAAAGATCGATTAGCAGATTCAACGTTTGTTAGCAAAGTATTAGTTCGTGAACGAGATGTTGACAAGGCATCTAATAAGTATACATCTAATCGAGGTAGACAATATACAGTTGAACGACTAATGCCAACTCCATTTAAGTTAACTTTTAAAGTTGACATATGGACTGCAAACACAGACCAAAAACTTCAAATATTAGAACAAATATTAATGTTGTTTAATCCTAGTTTAGATATTCAAACTACTGATAATTATTTAGACTGGACAAGCTTATCTGTAATTTATTTAGAAAGTGTAGCATGGTCTAGTAAAGCAATTCCTGTAGGAACTGATACCCCAATTGACATTGCAACGTTAACTTTTGCTACTCCGATATGGATTAGTCCGCCTGCTAAAGTTAAACAATTAGGAGTAATTACAAAAATTATTACTGGATTATTTGACGGTAATACTACCCTTAGTGAACCAATTTTTGGATCAGATTATTTAGACCCATCTTCAAAGTTTACCGATGCTGGTGCTGCGTTTTTAACAGATATAGTTACAGTAATTGAAGATTATTCAGTTGAAATTTATAATAATCAAGTAGTGTTACTAGATCCTAATTATAATGTTGAATATGAAGAATCACCGTATGAAATACCTGATAGGTTTGGAATGGAAGTTAAATGGGCAGAATTATTTGAAAAATATCCTAAAAAGTTCATACCTGGATTTAGTAGAATTATCGTAACGCAGCTTGGTGGAGTTGAAATAGTTGGTACATTAACTGCAAATACAGACGATGAAACTATTTTAAATGTTAATTGGGACGAAGATACATTAAGACGTAACACATTGATTGATAGTCAAGGTTATTTAGAATCAGACGTTACTTATTTTAATTTATCAACATGTAATAGATTGTCACCTGGAACATTTGATGCAATTATTAATCCGTATACATTTAATCCATACGATTACGACCTTAGAACAGGCACTCGATATTTAATAATTGAAGATATCGGTTCAGTTGATAATACTGATGGTGCGCTAGCATGGAAATCTACATCCGAAGATGATTTAATCGCACATGCTAATGATATAGTTGAATGGAACGGTAGCAGTTGGCATATTATATTTGATTCAGTTAACGAGACTGACACTATAATATGGCAAACAAATTTAATGAATGGTATACAATTTATGTGGAACGGTGTGTCTTGGACTAAAAGTTTTGAAGGATTCTATAGGACAACTAAATGGCGACTGGAATTGTAAAAGATCAAATAATTTGCAGTGGTGCATTAATATACTCACAAGCTACTCATAGATTTCTTTTGATTCAAAAATCCTCAGGTAAACACCAAGGTACTTGGGGATTAGTTGGTGGCACTAACCTTGCTAACGAAAATCCATGGCAAGGTCTTACAAGAGAAATAGAAGAAGAAATTGGTTTTCTTCCAATCATTAAAAAAACACTACCATTAGAAAAGTTTGTATCTAACGATAGTGTTTTTAATTTTCATACATATTTCTGTTTAGTAGAAAACGAATTTGTTCCAACTCTTAGCGACGAACACATTGCATGGGGATGGTTTAGTTTAGTTGCTCTACCAAAACCTATACATCGCGGACTAAATCTCAGTTTGCGTAATAAAATTATTCAAACTAAGATCCAAACCGTTATTGATATTATTGATAGTTTGTAAGTATTTGATAATTTGTGTAGACCAGTAAACACTATGTTTACTGTCTACTCTAACATTAAAATCTACAGGAGGATGAAATAGACAATTAGTATCATTATACTTGCTAACAGATATAGTATCAACAAATACAGTAAAATCTGCATTAAATAGTTTCCTAATTTCGTTAGTAGGTGCAATAAAATCACAAATAACATAATTAGATTTAGAATTTTCAGCTAACTGTTTCATTCTACTACATTGTCTTAATCGTCCTTCTGTACTAAAATCCCAATCGTTGTATTGTTCTCTTATTATATCAGCATTAAACCATTCAACCGAATCTAAAAGTTTAACTAGCTCAGTTGCTAGAGTTGTTTTACCAGATCCAGGCAATCCCATTATTAAAATTTTCATCATTCAGGTAAAACTGCATTTAATAAAAATAATTGAGTTAGTTTAGTTGGTTCTAAACTATACCAGATCCAAGGTCTAATATAAATGTAATCATTCTTTTTTAAATTAATACTATTAACTGTTGACCATTTACTAGGATCGTAACAATTATCCGCAATAAATGTATCTAATTTATCTATAACATCAAATACAGTTTTTACGGTATCTTGTTCATGGATTGTCAACACAGTATCTTCCATTGCAACTACAACTAACCATAGTGAATGCTGATAAAAATGTTCTACATGAATTATATCAGATGGTTTTCTAAAAATACCTGTATCTTGTTGTATAGTAACATCAGAATTAATTTCATGTTTAAAAAATTCTTGTAATTCAGCTGGAACATAATTGAAATTTATAATTTCTTCGCCAAATAATGTTCGTTCAAATTCCATTGAAGACATTAACATTTGTAATTGTTCTGAATTATTATACAACCCAGAACAATGAATAAAATTTTGCATATTTTTACCTTTTATATGTACTTAAATATTTAAAAAAGAAATCTCTTTCAGTTTCTTCATCTAGGACATAAAATTCAATAACCTCGCCATTAACATTTTGAAATGCTAATTTTTCTGGTAATTTACCTTTATACGCGATATTATTGATAGCGCAATAACTATAAAAATGTTGCACTACACCTAAAGATAATCTGATAGTCCAATCATCGCCGCAATTTTTTAATTCTTTATGCCACATCTCCATTCCGCGTTCAAGCCAAGTAAAGTCAGGTTTTGGATGATCTGTTATAAATTTACTCCAATAATCAACTAAGATATAATGTTTAGCAAAAACTCTATCTGGATATGTTCTAACATTTTTATAAATTAAATCAGAATTTCTACCTATAGATTTTCTTTTTAATAATTCATGATTAGCTAAACCATAATGTAAAATCCAAGCATAATCTTGCCAAAACATTTTACCTAAGAAATGCTCACCGTCTTTAGATGGATATTCATGCACAACACCGGTAAATCTAATTTTACCTCGTTTAAATAATCTATCGTGCATCACATCAACGTTAATACCCATTTTATGAGAATCAAGTGACATACATTGCTTTTGTTTTAGTAACATACCATCATAATAATCGCTAGTAATGTACTTAAATAGATTTTTCCAACTTTCAACTTGTTCGTCGGCGTCAATCCAAAAGATATAATCTCCAGATGCTTGATCAATAGAATAATTTCTAGCTCTAGAAAAATTACCTAACCCATCTTCTTCTAACCATTCTAAATCATAAATTTTATCTGTATATTTTTCAACAATTCGTTTAGTATCATCAGTAGAACCGGTATCAACGACAATAATTTCATCTACAAATCCATCTAACGATTTTAAACAACGAGAAATATTATCTTCTTCATTTCTAACAATTATGCAAGCAGAAATAGATTTATATGGTCTAGTTTTCATCCATTTTTCGTTATAATCAATTTTACCAAATTCAATATTATCGCCTTTAGAAGAATTAAACCAAAAAGAAATATTGCTACACGGTTCGTTTCTTCTACCTAACACATTGGCAGATGAGTGAATTAAAGTAAAATCTATGTTTTTTAATAATTGTTTAATATCAGATCTTTCAAAATGATGAACGTGATTAAGTTCTACTTTATTCATTGTCATATTATCCCACGGTCCTGTTGGAGTAGTAAAATAAAATAACGTATCAAGTTGAGCTAATTTAGTTACTGTATTAAGAAATTCGTCAGTATCCTCAATATGTTCCATTACCTCGCCAAGAATAACTACATCGGGTTTAATATCATAATTTAAAATATTAAATACAGAATCGCAAATAAATTTTAATTGAGGATATTTAGATTTATACTTTTTTTCAACAAAATCTAACACAGGCTTATAAGTATCAACTAATGTCATTTCTGAAATATTAAGAGAAAATCGTTTCAGTAATGGTAATGATAATACACCATCATTACTTCCTATGTCAACAATTTTTAATTTTTTACTAGGAGCTTTTTTAATAATATCATCAACTAAATTTATTAGATGAGTACCCCTTTCATCTAACATAAAATCTTCGTCTGAGTTATAATCTTCTCTAACTAATACAACATTTTTATTGTAATAATCAGCATTATCTAACAATTTTCTATATTTTTCATCTCCTGTTAATTTATAAGCAGCTACTATATCTGAATTATAAACTAACTGGTCTAAAATTTTAGATTTATATTTTTCAAATCTTTTATTAAACATAGAATCAATTTCTCTGTTCCAAGATTTGGCTACGTTTTGCCAAGAATATTTTTCAATATCTACTCGCGCCTTATCTACAGCTTGATCATACAAATCTTTATCTTGATATTTTTTTACTAATGATAAAAATTCATCAAAATATTCTTGTGTATCGTATTTTGATTTAACTGTAGTTTGAGATTTAACAGTTTCTGATAATGCAAAATTATGTGTAGCAATAATCATACATTCATTATATTGAGCTTCAATAGCATTAATACAACTAATTTCAGGAAAATCTGTTGGATATAGCATGTATGCGCAATTAGAAAGTAATTCATAATATTCGCGTTTAGGTAAATTACCTATCATTTTAACATTAGTTGAATACTCTAATAATTCTTCAACCTCATTATAAATTTTTTGAACTTCTTCCGGAGTTCCTAGTGTATGCTCATATCCGCATAAATGTAATATTGCATCAGGATTAATATCTAACACTTCTGG